ATTCAACATTCGTTCCGATTATTACGGTATTTTCTAAGCCTTTGCCGCTCAACGCGTCCGAGCTGTCAGCATTGTTGTCATATACTCCGCTTTCTTCATCCGGTGTCACAAACGATATGCTTCCGCGCAATCTGCCAGTGTCAACTATGTCGCGCCCGGTGAAATCTGGCTTTGACATGTATTTTACAACATCGCCTTGCGCCGATACGCCTATAGCATATAACGCGCGACCCATTGCCGATCCAAACTCGCCGAGAACTTTCGCAGTGTTATTTTCAATTTTTACATCAATCATAAATCCGCACCCACCGCAAGAAATAATACCTTGACTGGAACGGCTTCATGTACGCCTGCAAGTCGCTTCGATACGCTTCGACGCCGTTTTTCGCGTTGAACGATACAGAATAATTCGGTATGCTTTCGCTTGCTATTCCGCGATTTGTGAACGCTTCGACTTTCGCCGCCAGTGTTATAAACTCATTGGGTATAGCCAGTCCGACTATATACCCGCAGAACTCTTCGTCGGTGAGCGTTGCGTTTAGCGTAATTTTGCCTGCTTCGACGGTGCTTATTTTGTAAACACCGTCGTTTAGCAAGCTATCCATAATACGCACATACTGACCCGCTTTATAATCGCCTCGCACGGCAATAGCGTTTTTGGAGATGGTATATCTGCCATACTCCGCACTGCGCTCAAAAAAATTGTTACAAGCCAATAATGTAGCGTACATTTTTAGTTACTCCTATGTAGTATATTTCGACTGCCCGGTTGCGATGGGAAGAAGCGAAGTGCTATCAACTTCAACTACTTGCACGTAATTATTTAAGCTCAACGCAATTACTCCGTTAGCGGGCAATGCGGTATAAACGCTCGTATTGATTGCAGTATTAACTGTCGGAGCGTTAATCGACGCGCTACCCGTTGCGTAATAATACGCGTTGCCAATCTTCGGTTTGTTCGGTGTAACGGTCACCTTGTTCGAAGCCGCCGTAACAGTCAAACTGCCAAGAGTGCTAAGCGTCGCCTGTACTTGCACGCCTTTAATTCTTGCAATCGCGCGTGTGTTCTTAACAGCCAAGCCCGCAACGAATTCAACGTCGCCGGACTTAACTGCGCCAGCCTCGCTGAAATTAGGCAATCTGCTTGTAATAGCCTTATCGCCTTTAAGCGTAATTCCGTGCGCGCCGCTCATTGACAACGCAACTAAATATATGTCAGTCTTTCCGCTCGCGTCGTCGATTCCGATAATTTCGGTGTCGCTTCCGAGGTCTTCGTTGTAATACCTTCCGAGGTCAATCATCGGAATACCGTCGTATGCTCTTACTGGCTTTCCAAACGCGTCTTCCGCTTGAGTGATGTATCCGAGCGTTTTCGCGGCTGACTGAATTTTTACAATCGCTTTGCTGTTTGCGAGAATGTAAGTAGGACGCTCTTTCATCGCCAATATAGCCGTGTCGAGTGCTTCGGTTATTTTTAACGCAGTAACAGTAGGCGTTGACGTCGAGGAAAGGTCAATTCCGCTTCCGTCGAAATCCGTAACGCTTCCGTCAACTATTTTAGCAATTCCGTCAAACTCTGTTGCGTTATCTTTATCGCCGTTTACAAACAGCCAATGATAACGGTTAACCGTTGCCTGTATTTTTTCCTCGGTCTGAAATGCGATTTCGTCAGGCGCCGCGTCTGCCAACACTCTGTCTATCTCGTACTTTCCGCCCATAATTTGCAGGTCGGTTGTTACCGCTTCTTTCGTTGCGGGCGCAGCGGTATAATCGCTGTTAATAGCTCTGCCCTCTGCCGCAGGTGAGGTTTTCAGACGGATATAACCGTATGTTAATGTACTTCCACCGCTCGGCGAAATGCAGTTGTCAAACGGCATTGCCGCTAGTATAGCCGATTTGCGCACAAAGGTGTCTATTACCATTCTGTCGTATTTATCGGCTCTTCCGATTTTGATGTCATTTAATGTGATTGCCATAGTTTTTTAATCTCCTTTTATTTTAATATTCCCATTTTTTCAGCCACAGCGCTCGCAAGCGTTTCGGGCTTTTGTGCTGTCGGTGCTGGAGGTGTTGCCGCTTGCGCTCCGCCTTGTTCCGTTTTGGTTGCAAAATCAGCGTAATTTTTTACAATCGGCTCGAAGAATTTATCCGCGTTCTTTGCCGTTCCGCTTTCGTCAAGCTCTAGTCCGTCAACGCTCTCGCGCTCGGCTTTGAGTATCAGCTTTGCGGCTTTCTCGCTGAATCCTTTATCGGATAGAATTTTCATAGCCGCAGCTTCTTTCTTCGCAAACGCCTGCGCCGCTTCGGTATCAACCTTAAACTTCTTCAGCATCTCAAACTCTTCCGGGTTAAACGCTTTGAACGCCGCAATCTTTTCGGGTGTGAATTCGGCATATTCGGCAAGTTTGGTTTTCAATTCGTTCCGCTCCGCTTCGGCTTTTTCCTTTGCGGCTTTGTGTGCCTCGATGTCCGTTCCGTTGATTGCCATTATTTTGTCAATAACTTCTTTCGCGTTCTCCACGCCTTGCAATAGTGCTTCCAGTTCTGCTCTTTTCATAATCCTCCTTTTTACGCTTTTTACGGGTAGCGTCCCGATAGGATTTTTATTTATCCGATTTTTACGAGTTCGGATTCTCGATTATATTAATTGTCGTACACCGACAGTTAATTGTGTTCCACGCGCTCCCAGCTTCGTCGCCGGGATACATCAGTTTTTCGCCGCCAACAATAAACGGTTTGTCAATGTCAACAATCTGCCCGTCTGCGGCCAAGTGTTCCGTCCTGGTTCGTCTTGGTTCTTGTGTAGATACCCACTGCTTTTTCATTTTGAAACCCATACTTGCGCCCTGCTCGCCAACATCTTGCTTTGCGCTGTTCGCAACCCGTGTTGTTTCAGTTCGGGCAATTCTGATTGACTCAGATAACGTCTTATTCGTTATGTCTTTCATTCGCCTTGCAAGGTTTGGAATGCTTTCTCCTTGCATTATACCAGTTAACAGACTTCTTGTCAAGTCACGTTCAATTTCAGCGCGAGACAGCAATGTATCAACCGCTAACTGCTTAAACGGCGTAACTTGCCCAGTCAGCACCGACCTAACCGCAGACTTCCCGAGCGGAGGAAATACGACGTCTTTCGGAAACATCTTTGTAGCCGCTTGGTAATTAGTCGAATACACGTCTGCCATTTTGCCGTTTATTATCCGCACGGCTTCGGCGTTTGTGTCTCGCAATATATCTGCCACTTGCGCTTCCAACGATTGCAAACGGTTATATTTTCTGAACTCTTCGTACCGTTGCGTTGCGGTCATATCTGGCGTTGTGTTTATTTTCGACAATATCGCTTCGGACTTCTTTTTTATATCAGCGTATGCTTGCGAATATAGCTGCCGTAACTCACGCTCAAGTTTCGCAATCTCCGCGTCCGTCCACTTGTGCGCCGCCGCCGAATATTTATCCATTCGTTTCTCCCTCAATCGGTTTGGTCGGTTTGGTCGGCTCGATTACGCTAAATATACTTGCGTCTTCGTTTTCAATGCGTTTTAATTCTTCTTTCACATCCGAAATATACCCCGCTTTTTTAATCAATTCAAGATATGTTTCACGTGAAATATCGGGACGAATTTTATTAGCGTTGTCTATCAGTTCCGTGTCGTTGCCGATAAGCATTTCCGTGAAGTCAATATCAAATTCGCCAGATTTGCCAAGATACTGCAAACGCTTGTTTATAATATCCGTTGCCGCACGGTACGCTTCCCACTCGAAATCGCTTATCCGCTGTCTTAATTTCAACGTCATTAACTTGATTCCAATATTCCGAATATCACCGCCCGCTGCGATTGCCTGAGTGTCGATTATGCCCGTTTCAAATATAAGCTCTTTTTTCATTAGCTCGACAAACTTCGTTCTTGCTTCGGTCGGTATCTCGATTTGCTTTGTGTTTACGTCGTCACCGTCGCCCACTATGATTTTTTTAGAACGGTTTATGTTCGCAACGTAATCCTCAAACGCGGTTGAATCCATTCCGCTGGCATTTTTGATAACCCAAAACAAATCCGAAAAGTCCTCAATGTTGTTGGCGAATCCGCTGTTAACCGTGTCAATTATATCTATCTTAGCACGAACAGACGGTGTCATATCGGATTTATAGTCCGAATTGTTGCGGAATATAGTAATAGGCAAGTTCACAGACTCGCCCGTTATCGTGCTGCCGAATATGTCCGCAGTGCGTTTGAATTTGTACGGCGTTAAAGG